AAGAGGTAGCGACACATCGCAAACAATGCTTACAGACCAAGAATTAACTCTTGTTGTTGATAGTGCTAAAGCTTTCAAATTCATCGTAGATGATATTGAAACTAACATGTCACATGTTAACTTCAAAGAAGTTGCTTCTTCAAGTGCTGCATATGCTCTTAAAGATTCATATGATGCTGCTGTTATTGCTAAAATGTTTGCTGGTTTATCAGCTAGTTCACCTGACCACATCATAGGTTCTGACTCAGCTACTGCTGATGCAACTATGGCACACGCAACAAACTCTGTTGACTTGTTAGGTTCAGATGGAACTGGTGTAGATGCACTAGACCTTATGGCTAGAATGGCTAGAAAACTTGATGAACAAAATGTTCCAGAAGAAGGAAGATGGTTCTTAGCTGGACCAGATTTCTATGAGCAACTTGGTCAATCAGGTTCAAAACTACTTTCAGTAGATTTTAATGCTGGTCAAGGTTCTATAAGAAATGGATTAGTATCAAGTGGAAAACTTAGAGGATTTGATATGTACAAATCTAACAATATCGCTGCAACTTCAAATGCAACTGGTAAAGTGTTAGCTGGACATATGAGTTCAACTGCAACTGCAAACACAATTCTTTCAACAGAAGTGTTGAGAGACCCAACATCGTTTGGTGACATTGTGAGAGGTCTTCATGTTTATGGCTGTAAAGTCTTAAGAGAAGAAGCTCTAATCGGTGCATTCTATGTTATCGACTAATAACAATTCGGGGGAGTCTTAGGACTCCTCCACTTTTAAAATAAAGGAGAAAAGAAAAGGCTAAGTTAGCTGGAAGAATTTTACTAGCTGGAGCTACTGGAGGACAGTCTGAAGTTGCTGCTGCTAAACGAAAATTAGTTGGTAAAGCAGTTGATGGTATAAGTAATTCTATGGCTAAAGGTAGAGCTAGAAGACAAGCAAGAAGAAAAGCTAGAAGAGCTGGTAAATATGGTGGTGGCGAAGTCATGGCTAATAAAACAGCAACTATGCAACCTAAAATGAAATTAGGTCATGGTGGCTCACCTAGAAAAGCTTATGGTAAAGGTGGTATGGCAAACGCTATGCCTAAAGCTAAACCTTGCTAGTATGAAAGTTAAAGCACCTAAAGGCTATCATTGGATGAAACAGAAGAATGGTAGCTTTAAGCTAATGAAACACTCTGGAAAGTTTGTTAAACACAAAGGTGCAAGTTTAATGGCAAACTTTGCAGTACAAAAAGTACATAAAAAATAATGGCTACTACATATCTAAATATAACAAATGAAATTTTAAGAGAGTTAAATGAAATACCTCTAACTTCTGCTAACTTTGCAGATGCTTTAGGTTTTCAAAAATTTGTAAAAGATGCTGTAAACAAAGCTATCTTTGATATAGCAAATGAGGAACCTCAATTACCTTTCTTTGCTACTGCTCCTAGTGGAGGAACTGACCCATTTTATGGTAATGTAACTGTAGCTACTGTAGCAGGACAAAGATGGTATACAATTAAAGCAGATAGTTCTGATATAACTACAGACTATGGCTCAATAGATTGGGATGACTTTTATCTTACAACTATTAATGTGAGTGGGGAGACATCTCCATATGTTTCTAAAGGATTAAAGTTTGTTACACTAGCTGATTGGAGGAGATATTATAGAGATAATGAAAATGCAGATGATGCAGATTCACAACATGCAGAGCCTATCCGTGTCATTAGAAGTACTGATAATAGGAAATTTGGTTTAAGTCCTATACCTGACAAAGTTTATAATGTACATTTTTATGCATATAACAGACCAACAGCTTTATCAGCACATGGAGATACAATAATTTTACCAGAGCAATATAGTAATGTTATAACTGCAAGAGTTAGATATTATGTGTGGCAGTTTAAAGAAAGCCCACAACAAGCAGCTTTTGCATTAGATGATTATAAAAAAGCAATGAGAAATATGAAGTCTAACTTACTTAATCCTCAACCTAAGTATATGACAGATGATAGGAGATACTTTTAGTGGCAAGAGCTCAACCATATACAGTAGCTTGTGAGGGAGGTTTAGTAACAGCATCTAACCAAATAGATTTATTAAGAACTCCCGGTTCAGCTATTGAACTACAAAATTTTGAAATATCTGTAGAAGGTGGATATAGAAGAATAAATGGATTTTCAAAATATGGTGGAGCTAATGCTACATTACCAACAGGTACTACTTCAACTATACAAGGTATAATACCTTATGCAGATGGAGTTATAGTTTGTGCAAGTACTAACATATATTTTAGTAATGATGGAGTAAATTGGTTACAAATAAATAGAAGTTCAGTATCAAGTAGTGGAGACAATCATACTGCATTTACTGGTAGAAGTTTATTAACTAGAACAAATCAAGGGCAAGTACAGTTTGCATTATTTGAAGGACCAAACTATGAACATGGTCAAATAGTAATAGCTGATGAAAATAATAAACCTTATAGTTTTAGAATGGAAGGTTCTGGAGCAATAGCATCTAGAACATTTTTTTCAGAAGAAATAACTGTAAGTGGAACTAAAGGTGTACAGTTTATTACGCACCATGATAGACACTTAATAGCTGCAGGTGTTGAAGATAATTTAAGTACTGTTTATTATAGTGCATTATTAGACCCTACAGACTTTAGTGGTACAGGTTCAGGTGCTATAACTTTAACAGACCAAATAGTAGGAGTAGCATCTTTTAGGGCTGACTTATTTATATTTTGTAAAAATAGTATACACAAACTTATAAATATAAATACTGCAAGTACAACAGCAGTAGTTCCTATCGCTGAAAGTGTTGGATGTTTAAGTGGTTATAGTATTCAAGAGATTGCTGGTGACCTAGTATTTTTAGCACCAGATGGTATAAGAACGATTGCTGGTACAGCGAGAATCGGGGATGTTGAGTTAGGAACTGTTAGTAAACAGATACAACCTATAATAACTACACTAGCTCAAAACATAAATCTGTATCAAATAACAAGTACTGTTATCAGAGAAAAGTCACAATACAGGTTATTTTATACAAATTTAGGTGCATCAGAGAATGCACAAAGAGGTATTATAGGAACACTTAGACCAAAAGGATTTGAATGGTCTGAGACAAAAGGATTAGAAGTTACAGCAATAGGTGCAGATTTTGATGCCACAGAAGTAGAAAGATACTATCATGGTTCTAAATCAGGTTATATATACTTACATGATGATGGTAATAACTTTGATGGTGGTGCGATTATTGCTAGATATAAAACACCAGATTATGATTATGGTGATTTAGGAACATTAAAAACTTTACATTATTGTAAGGTTTCTATTGGAGCAGAGGGTATTGTAACACCAGAGCTTCAAGTTAAATTTGAATATTCAAATACTGAGATACCACAACATACAAACAATTTTAGTTTTGGTACAGTAAATCCATCTGCAGTATTTGGAGAAGCAGTTTTTGGGTCAAATGTTTTTGGTGCAACATCAAACCCAATGGTAAGAATACCATTACAAGGTAGTGGTACAAGTAACAGTTTTACAATTTTAAGTAGTGATACAAAAGCACCTTACAAAATTAATGGATTGTATGTTGATTACATACCATCTGGCAGGAGATAAAAATGGCAGGATATACAAGACAAAGTTCGTTTAGTGATGGAGACAGCATAACTGCTGCTTTGTTCAATGATGAATTTAACCAATTAGTAAATGCATTTCATGCAAGTACTGGACATAACCATGATGGTACTACAGCAGCTAATGGTGCTCCTATATCAGTATTGTATAGTAATACAGTAACAATAGGTAAAAATGAAAATACTGATATAGCTATTACATTTAATGGAGCAACAACTGATGGTGTATTAACATGGATGGAAGATGAAGACTACTTTAAGTTTTCTGATGACATATTAATAGATAGTACAGAAAAACTACAGTTTAGAGATACAGCAATATATATTAACTCTAGTGCTGATGGGCAACTAGATATAGTAGCTGATACAGAAATACAACTAGCTGCAACTACAATAGATATAAATGGTGCAGTAGATATTTCAGGAGCTTTAACATTAGCTGGTACTACATTAGCAGAAACTATTTCTGATACTGTAGGAGCTATGGTAAGTTCTAATACAGAAACAGGAGTTACAGTTACTTATGATGATAGTGATAATACATTAGACTTTGTAATCGGAACATTAAACCAAGATACTACAGGAAACGCTGCAACTGCCACAGCTTTAGAAACTGCTAGAACTATTCATGGTGTTAGTTTTGATGGTACTGCTAATATTGATTTATCAGAAGTTATTCAAGATACTGTAGGAGCTATGGTATCTAGTAATACTGAATCAGGTGTTACTGTAACATACGAAGATAGTGATGGAACTTTAGACTTTAGCGTAGCATCACAAACAGATAATAATTTTACAACAGCATTAAAAAACAAATTAGATGGTATAGAAGCAAGTGCTACAGCAGACCAAACAGATGCTGAAATTAAAACTGCATACGAAAATAATTCAGATACAAATGCATTTACAGATACTTTATTAAGTAAACTAAATGCTATTGAAGCCGGTGCAACAGCAGACCAAACATCAGAAGAAATAGAAGATGTTGTTGGAGCTATGTTTACTGGTAATACAGAAACAGGTATTACAGCAACATATCAAGATAGTGATGGAACTATAGACTTAGTAGTAGGAACTCTTAATCAAGATACTACAGGTAATGCAGCAACAGCTACAGCATTAGAAACTGCAAGAACAATTAATGGCGTAAGTTTTGATGGTACTGGAAACATTACAACACTTACTGCAGGTACAGGAGTATCTGTATCAGGTACAGCAGTATCTATAGGACAGTCAGTAGCAACAAATGCAGATGTAGATTTTGCTACAGTTACAACTACAGGTAATGCAATTATTGGTGGAAACTTAACTGTAAGTGGAACTACGACAACTTTAAATACTGCAACATTAGATGTTGAAGATAAAAACATTACACTTAATAAAGGTTCAGGAGATACATCCGGTTCAGCAGATGGAGCTGGATTTACAATTCAAGATGCAGTAGATGCATCAAATGATGCAACATTAACATGGAGTGCTGCAAATGACAACTTTGTATTTTCACATGAAGTAGTTGCTCCAAGTTTAGATATATCAGGTAATGTAGATATTGATGGTACATTAGAAACAGATGCATTAACTATTAATGGTACAGCATCAGTTCCTTTTGAAGCTGCAGACCATACTAAGTTAGATGGTATAGAAGCAAATGCTACTGCAGACCAAACAGCTTCTGAAATAAGAGATGCAGTAGAAGCAGCTAGTAATTCTAATACTTTACAGATGCAGACCACAGTAAGTTAGATGGAATAGAAGCAAGTGCAGATGTAACAGATACAACAAATGTTACTGCTGCAGGTGCATTAATGGATAGTGAACTTGCAAGTATTGCAGATGTAAAAGCACTAGACCAGTCAGTAATAAGTGGAGCATCTCCAACATTTAACACAACTAATTTTACTGATGCATCTAATAAAAGATTAATGACTGATGCTCAAGAAACAAAACTTGATTCAGTTGAAAGTGGTGCGACAGCCGACCAAACAGCAGCAGAGATTAAAACATTAGTAGGAAATGCTAGTGACTCTAATGTGTTTACTGATGCTGACCATAGCAAATTAGATGGTATAGAATCTAGTGCTGATGTTACAGATTCAACAAATGTAGGAACTGCACTAACAGGATTTAGTACATCTACAGATGCGGTAAGTTCAGACTTAGTTCCATTTTATGATGTAACAGCAGGAGCATGGGAAAAATCTACAGTAGCTAATTTATCTTTACAAGGACCAACAGGACCTACTGGACCTACAGGACCAACAGGACCTACTGGACCTACAGGGAATACAGGACCGACAGGACCAACAGGACCTACAGGTTCTAAAGGACAAAAAGGTGAAGTAGGTAACACAGGTTCAACTGGACCAACAGGACCTACAGGACCGACAGGAACTACTGGGGATAAAGGACAAAAAGGTGAAGTAGGTGTTACAGGTAATACTGGACCAACTGGACCTACTGGTTCAGATGGAGATGATGGTGCTACAGGACCTACTGGACCTACAGGACCTACAGGACCAACAGGGTCTAAAGGACAAAAAGGTGAAGTTGGAGCAGGAGGACCTACTGGTGGAACAGGACCAACTGGACCTACCGGACCAACAGGACCTGCGGGTAATGCTTCAGATGGTACTAAAGGACAGAAAGGACAAAAAGGTGAAGTGGGCTCAACAGGACCTACAGGACCAACAGGTTCAACTGGACCAGCAGGACCAACAGGTTCAACAGGTGGCACAGGACCAACAGGGTCTAAAGGACAAAAAGGTGAGGTAGGCTCAACAGGACCTACAGGACCAACTGGCGGAACCGGACCTACAGGACCTACAGGACCAACAGGTTCAACAGGTACAGGTATTACAATGGAAGGACAAGTTGCTACAACAGGTGACTTACCTTCAAGTGGTAATACAAAAGGTGATGCTTACATAGTACAAGCAGATGATAGTTTACATATCTTTGATGGTAGTAACTTTGTAAGTGGTGGTTCTATTCAAGGACCAACAGGACCTACTGGACCTACTGGTGGTACAGGACCTACCGGACCTACAGGTGGCACAGGACCTACAGGACCAACTGGACCGGGTGGTTCAGCAGGGTCTAAAGGACAAAAGGGTGAAGTAGGTAGTACAGGTGGTGCAGGACCTACTGGACCTACTGGACCTACAGGACCTACAGGACCAGCAGGTGATGATGGTAGTAATGGTTCAGCAGGGGCTAAAGGACAAAAAGGTGAAGTAGGCGGTACTGGACCTACGGGTGGTACAGGACCTACTGGACCTACTGGACCTACTGGTGATGCAGGACCTACTGGACCTACAGGACCAAGTGGTTCAGCAGGTTCTAAAGGACAAAAAGGTGAGGTAGGTGTTACTGGTGGAACAGGACCTACTGGACCAGCAGGACCTACTGGTAGTACAGGACCTACAGGACCAACTGGTGCTAAAGGACAAAAAGGTGAAGTAGGCGGTTCAGGACCTACAGGACCTACTGGACCTACAGGACCCGGAGGTAGTATTGGACCAGCAGGACCAAGTGGTGGTACAGGACCTACAGGACAGAAAGGACAAAAAGGTGTAACAGGAAGCACAGGACCTACAGGTTCTACAGGTGGTACTGGACCTACTGGACCTACTGGACCTGCAGGTGGTACAGGACCTACAGGACCTACAGGTCAGAAAGGACAAAAAGGACAAAAAGGACAAAAAGGTGCTACAGGTGGAACAGGACCTACTGGACCTACTGGACCGGGTGGTAGTATAGGACCAACAGGTTCTACAGGACCTGCTGGACCAACAGGTTCGACAGGGGGTACAGGTCCAACAGGACAAAAAGGACAAAAAGGTGTTACAGGAAGTACAGGACCTACAGGTAGTTCAGGTGGTACAGGACCTACAGGACCAACAGGACCTACTGGACCTACTGGACCAACAGGACCTAGTGGTGGTTTTACAACTAACTCAAACGCACAAGTAAATAGTTTAGGTGCTGGTACTGCAGGTAGTGGTACATCAGGTGAGATTAGAGCAACTAATAATGTTACAGCTTTCTACTCTGATGCTAGACTAAAAGACTTTGAAGGTACTATACCTAATGCTTTAGAAAAAGTAGTTCAGTTAGGTGGTTATTACTTTAGAGAAAATGAAGTAGCAAAAGGACTTGGTTATGAAAACGACAAACGACAAGTTGGTGTTTCAGCTCAAGAAGTACAAGCAGTATTACCAGAAGTAGTAACAGCAGCACCTATTGATGATAAATATTTAACAGTATGGTATGACAAGTTAGTACCATTATTAATAGAAGCTATAAAAGAATTAGCAGTAAACTCTCATGAACCTAAATGTTTAGAAGATATGGAAGGTTATGCTGATTTAATTGCAAGAATAGAGGAGCTAGAAAACGATGCCTAATATGCAAACAGTATTTGTAATACATACTCCAGAAGGAAGTAATCAGGAAACTACAGC